CTTCACGCTCTTTGGCGGCGGCTAGTTCAGCAAATTTTTTAAGTTCAAGAGGCCAATGATTAACGACACTCAGCATAACTCCAGCCTCTCTAGCCATCTCAATGATTTCATCTTGTGTCATGCTTGTTCTCCTACAACCCACACAGCTTTACCACCAGTGGATTCAAAGTCATCATTTGCAAGTCGTATGTACTGCTGACCTTCTACACCAGCGGATTGGACATATCCTTGGATACCCCAATTCTTTACCTCTGTAACTACTACCATGCAAGCACCAAACATTTCTTTGTCGGGACTGACTTGCACAATGTCACCAAATTTAATCATGTTATCTCCACAATGTTGGGGTGCTTGATTAGCATTGCGTAATTGAAAGCACGATCGTAAGCCGGTTTAATCTCACTGGGGGACGTATAGAAGCTTTCTTCATGTTTCCAAGAAAGTCTGAACCAAAGCTTGCTTTCAACATTCCAAACACCATAGGGGGTTTGTCTTATGCGTACTCTCATGCTTCCCTCGCTTTCATCATTGCGTCTGCCAATGCGTATGCGATCAAAGCATATGTTTCAAGTTTGTGTGAACTCCAAACACCGCCACTATTTGCCATGACTGCTTGCATAGCCTTTGCCGCAAAGTAGTCACGCAAGGTCATGCCTTTGGGATTTTCTTTGCCATCTTGGGCGATGTAATCAAAACATGGAAATGCTGGTGGGTTGTTCATTCTGCTACCTCATAAGTTAATTCAAAGATGTCAGGCTTGCATGGGTACAGCTCACCTTTTATGCCACGAATAATCCAATCATTTTCATTAACCTTCATGTCGCCTTCCAGTGTGGCTATGACAGCAAAGCATTCAGAAGTAGGGTCTTGAAACTTGCCTGTGTTGTATACGCGAACACGCACTTCAATGACAGCATCCATTAACCAACTAGGCATAACAAACTTGCGAGTATATTGAACCGCCTCTATAACTACAGGTTTCTTTCTAAATTTCATTTCATCTTGTGTCATATCCTAGCCTCCATGAACAATCCTACATTACCAAGTGCATAACCAATGAAGGCAATGCCTAGCCCTGTTTTACCTGTTACTAGTAACTGAATAGCTACTATTGTGTACACAACACCTACTACTGCAATAAGCCAACTAGCCATGTGACACCTCTATAGGAGATGGTTTATATGTTGTGTTCCTTGTTTCAAAGCTACCATCTTCAAACTTATGCAACACCTCGCTTGTTCGTACTTCACCCATTTCCCATACTGGATGATTAAGAGCAAACACATGTGCCACTTCATGTCCTTCAAATAACTTAGTGTCAAAGACAGCAGCCCCCACAAACTCTACAACTGGTTTCATTAGCAATACTCCTCAGTATATTCCTTTAGTGTTGTCTCAACAAACTTGATGTCTTTAGGTGACAGCATGTGTGTAACTTCAACACCATCAACATAAGCCTCCCACTCAAAGCCACCAACATAGCCAACATCTGGCTCATCAGCTTCCCAACTATAGTGAATTATAACATCGTCCGCACTGGGGAATGTCTCGTTGAACTCTTCGTTCACCACCAGTGTGGGGAAGTCATACAAAGCAAGCAATAAAGTATCCATACGTTTCCTTATTTGTCGTTTTCTCACAGCTTCTCATCTTCTATTTCAACCATGCGCCCTGTGTACTTGCTGTACACAAGAGAGCAAGCTTGTCCTGTCAGGCCAGCAAACCTGTTCTTCAATACACGCACCCTCGTGGTGTTACGTTCCTTCTCATCGTCTGCCTGTCCATTACGCTCAAGGCCAAGCACCATGTCTGAGAGCTGAGCAATGGAGCCTGAGCCACGTAGCTGAGCCAAGGTGGTGGCTACCCCCTCCTCGTGCCCCTTGCCCCCATCAGGACGCTTTAGGTGGCTCACAAGGACTAGGCTGATGCCTGTGCGTTGAACCAATGTGCGAAGCTCAGTCATAATTGTATCCAAAGCCTTACGCTCGTCACCATTCTGTTGTGAACTTACAACAATGGACACGTGGTCTAGAAACACATAGCCACAGCCAAAGGCATTGGCAAACTCTTCTGTCCTCTTCACAATGTTCTCAATGTCTGTGCTACCGAAGTGGTCAAACATATACAGTCTGTCTGTGCCAAGGGTGGCATCGAAAGCTTCCCTCTTCTCTTCCATTGTAGCATCACAGTCGGGCAAATGCAAGGGCTTGTTTGCAGCCAATGACATGATGGATGTACCTGTCTTACGTACACTCTCTTCCAAGAACATCAGGCCAACATTGTCCTGTGTCTTGCAGAGGATGTGCCATATAAGCTCACGCAAGAACTGGCTCTTACCCAAGCCACTACCAGCGGTGACAGTTACAAGCTCTCCCTTACGTATGCCATAGGTGAGCTTGTTCAAACCCTCAAAGGGGTAGGACACCTCTGCCTTCTCCAAAGGCTTGGACACCTGTTCCCACAACGTGGAGCCAGCAACAATGCCATCAGGGATGTGCTTCTCAGCAGCCCACCATCGGTCAATGAACTCCTTCTCTTTACCAGCGAGGAGCCAATCACACCCATCCTTCAAACCATCCACACCCTTCATCACCTTAACCTTGGAGCCAAGCACAGAGCATAGTTGAGTTGCACCCTGTTGTCCCTGCTCGTCATTGTCAAAGCAAACAACGATGTTCTCAAAGCTGTTGAGCCACTCGTAATGTTCCTTGGCATCCTTGGCTGCACCTCCTGCACCATTACGCACAGACACGACAGGCCACTTGGAGCCAAGCATTTGGAACACAGCAAGGGCATCATACTCACCCTCGACAATGGTTAGATACTTTCCACCCTTGGTGAACAACTGCTGTCCAAACAAACAGGTGGCTTTCCAATCTCCCTCAATGGCAAACTTCTTCTCCTTGATGCTACGCTTCTTTGTAGCAAAGAGCTTACCATCATTGTCATAGTAGGGAAACCATACGTGTGTGTCATCAGACACAATGCCATACTTCTCAACTGTTGTCCTGCTTATACGTCTGCTTCCAATGGCTGGTGTAGCCAATGTCTGGAAGGCTGTTCTAAGGGCAGTTATAGCCCCTTCCACAGGCTTTGCTGTGACTGTCGTTGTCTGCATATATCTTTCTTCTGTTGTTGGCTTTGTGCGTGTGTTACAGACAAAGCAATAAGTTGAACCATCATCATTCACAGACATGCCATCACTACTGTCACATGATGTGCATGGCTGGTGCGTTTTAACAAATGCCATTAGTGCGTCCAATCATTCCATAATTCCTTTTGGCTTTCCTGTAACTCATCTTGAGATAAAGGCATAGAGTTTTTCTTTACTAAGAGGGCTGTGTGGAAAGCTTCCATGAAATTAACATAACCAATTATCTTTGTAAGCTCAACACAATCAGCAAGTGTAAAGATAATAAGTCTTTCTAGTTGTTCATTGTGATTCATCATCTTCAATCTCCTCATCATCAGAAGCATGTTGTAAGTCTTGTCTCTCTACTACATCTATGTCATCTTTGACATAAGAGAAACAATCATTACAAATATCTAAAAAGTCACCTGTCTGTGCACTCTTACGAGTGGCTTCAAAGTCAGACAAACTTGCATTACAACAATAACATCTCATATGTTTTCCTTAATATTATTAACTAGAAGCTTTCTTATATGTCTTTATTGTACAAGACATACAAGAAGCTGTCAAGGGCTTAGGTAACTGGCTAGTTACCATGAAGCTTGGTAGTAAAAATCATAACGATTGTAATCTGGAATAGCAAACACATTCTCCAAGATTGCTTTCGTATGGATTAAGTCATCGAAATAACCCTCATCATATAAGTCACTTCCAAAGAAGAAGCCGTTGCTTGTAGGCAACAAGTCTTTTGCTTTGTCTTTATTACGCAACACTTCATTAACAAGGTCAAGCAGACGCTCAAGCCTCTCGTGTGTTACAAGGTACTCACGACAGTTGTCGTCACCACCCTGCACGTTATCGACAAACCACTTGTGAATGTGGTTAGCCTTGCGCCAGATGCCAGCACGATATGAAACCTCTTTCACTTCCATGCCGTTAACCTTCAACTCTGCCAAGGCATCACGCAAAGCCACGCCATCATCACCGAAGTCATAGATGTAACGCTTTGCTGTCAAATACATGTCTAGTCCCATTACTTTCCCCTTTGTTTAAAGAATCTAATCACAATCAAACCAATTATAAACCCAATTACATACACCAAGAAGATGCCCATACCATCAACATGGTTCCGCATTGCCTGCCTCCATCTTTGGAACCCCATTAACAACACCTAGCCAAGCAAACCTAGCCTTGTGTATAGGAATTGCAAGAGGTGCTGTAACAAATGAAGAGAACATGTAAGGATTATACATCACCTGTTCCCATTTTACATCCTCATTAGCCCAATCATAAGGGGCTGTAAGGAAACCAACAACCCCTGCGTGTACGTTCTTGCGATTCTCACGCACCACACGCTGCCTTCCAGCCTCCGAAACCTTAAAGGTAGGGCTATCTATAGCTAAGAAATGTCTGTGCCCTATAACCCTGCCCTTGTCCTTGCCCTCCAATGCCTTCACAGAGAAGACACGCTTGTGCAAATTGAAATATACAAACACTTTCATGCTGTCTCCTCGTGGTGTTGAACAAAAACTATCTTACAAGAACAATGGTGTGGGACAATGTAATCACAGTTGTCTAAAAAACGTAATGTTGCTTCAATGTCAGCATCGTCTATAAACAGAGCACTGTTGACCCTGTGGACAAGCACAATGTTGTCATCAAGAAACTCCATGTCTCCAAAGATTACAAACTGTTTCATACTGTCTCCTTAATCTTAGCTTCAAACAAACGCAACACCATCTCACGAAACAACAATCCATCTTGGCTATGTCGATAGGCATTGAAAACATGGCTGTCTTCCATGTCCTTGATGGCTATTACACGCCCATCCTTTGTTGTCCAAACCTCTGTGCGAAAGTTGCGTCTTGATTCTTTGGCTTCCCAATAGTTTTGAGCAAGCAAAGATTCTCCACCAAACTCTGATTCCCAATCGCTCATGCTGCCCTCCTTGCTTCTTTTGCGGCTTTGGCTCTCCAGTATTTCAATTCATCATATTCAACAGCACCACAAGTGCAGAACTCTCCATCATCCCAAAATCGGCAATTATCAGAATGTCTTAACTCGGACAAATTAGGTGTTGCATATGGCTCCTGCACACCAGCCTCTTTAGCTATTTCAATAATTCCATCATGTGTCATGCTGCCCTCTTCATCAAAATCTCTAGGAAGTTCTCCTCAATATATGGAAGCTTCCACCACAAGTCTCCCTCTCTATAGCCTGCTATATCATGGGCATAGATGCTCCCCATCTCTGTATAAAAACCCTCCACTGTAGCCATGCGTATGCTGCCCTTCTTGTTGTCTTCAAGCACAGCCTCCCACCCATTACGCAGGACAACACGTGTCCCCTTCTTAAGCTTATTTGTCTCTGCATACTTACTCATACCATCTCCTTAATTTGAATAACCTTAGCCATCTTACGTGAATGTGCCACATAAGCAACAATCTTAACATCCTTGTTCCAACAAGCGGTACAGGTGTCACACTTACCAGCCTGCAAACTGCTAGGGCATACGTGCACACCCTGTCTGTGCTCATGTGTCTTGATGACCATTGATGTGGTAGCTCCTGCTATCTGCTCTTCTACATTGTCGGCACTGAGGCGCACAACAACATTGGGCAAACAATCAAGCGCACCTAAAACATTTGAATACTTGTCAAACTTGTGCATACGTGTAGGTAACCAGTGCTTAACATGGGGTGTAAGTCTACAAACGTCATAGATTTTCCATGCAAGGTCAACAGAATAAATATCTCCACTGTCAAACCATCTGAATTTCTTCTGCTTGACAAGGGCAGCAACCATACGCTCCACCCAATCCTCTGTCTGCCAATCTTCCTTGTTGTTTTTACGCAACTTTATGGCATCAGGCATGTGATAAAACCCCTGTGTGGCATAACAGCCTTGACAAACCTCGACAAGCTGCCCATCTTTGCCAATACTTCCTTGACAAGTCTCAAGGGCTTGCAAGCTCCAACTGAAACAGCCAAGCTTTGATGTACGACTAAGCATAAACAGCCTCCAAAATAAGCATTGTCCAAACCAGCACCAATAAGATGGTGCATGTAACTGTGAATTGTCTATCTGTCATTTGATGCTCCTTGCTGGCAGGATTGCCACATAAGCCCACATTGATGGGCTTATGAAGTTTCCTATCAGATTGCAATTGCTTGCTTCTGTACTGACAAACGCTTTTTGTCTCGGTGCACACGCACCACATTACTAGGGGAAACCTTGACAATATTACCACCATGGGCAAGCTTGACAGCCACCTTGAAAAACCCACGGCTGACAATCTGACCATTGAACCGCTTATCACCGACATAAACTGTCAAAAACCTATTGCCATGATTGGCAACAAACTGCTTTGCGACAAAAAAAGACTTAATCGAATCAAACATAAAAACCTCTTACAAAGTAACTCGCTAGTTACGTCTAGCACGTTTCCTACAAAACGTAGGGAAAAACCTTTTGGGCTTTTCTCTCTGCTCTGCTATCCATTGTAGAGAGTCCGAGGGGTTTGTCAAGTCCCTCGGTTTGTCCCTCATTAGACTTTCTCGTTGATTTTGGCCATCGCTTGAAGGATTAACTCGCTAGCGATTTTGTAACCCTTGTCATAGCAGAGTGCTTGAATTATTTCGAGGTTGTTTAGAATTTTGTCATCCTCGGAGAATGTAACCTCTTCGACTGTTTCATCCTCTGTGCCCTCTGTTTCATCCTTAGGGGCTTTGGTTACTTTGCCCTCTTCATCAATTATCTTCGCTCCGCTTTCTAAGCCTCTCAAGTCTTTTACTAAGCTTTGGACACTTTCGTAATTGTCGATTATGTTGAAGAGGGTTTGACGTGTCTCCGATGTACTCGCATGGTCTACGATTTTCTTAAACTCTGATTTTCTAACTTTGGCAGTGTTCGCATTGTATAGGGCTTTGGCTTGTGTACCGTAACCCTCTACCATGCTTTCGTATTCTGCTTTATTTTCTACAGTGTAGACACCGATAACAGTTTTGAGGGTGTTTAACAGAGCGCCGTTTACATTGTGTTGTTCAATAGCGAATGAAGCACCAAGGGCTTCGGGTGTAGGCGTGTCCGAGGTTATCGGTTTTGCCTGTTTTGCTTTGCTCATTGTGTTTCTCCTTGTGGTTACTAACTAGTTACCGAGGCCTATCCCCTGCAACATGAATGAATTATAGCATGGTTTTAACTTGTCAATTAATACCCTACTATTCCGAAGGGTTACTAGGTAGTTACCTACTTTTTACCCTTCCCTTATACTATGCAAGGGCTGTGCCATGTATACTTAAGTAGTAGTGTCGCTAGTACGTTTGTTTTCAGAAGTGGTTGCATTGTAGTACTTTTGTTTCCAGAGATTATTTATTACTACTTAGTGCTTACCTGATTATTGCACCATATCTGTGCATTATGTCATTCTCTGCACTATGTTGGTGCTTCATGTGCGAGTTTTTCACCATAATGGTGCATTTTGTGTGACAGTTAACCCATAGGTACTATATTAGGTGTTTACCCTGTAATGCTTTAGGTTTAGTTACTAGCTAGTTACCTTGGTGTTGTAGTACTTATGGTTTCAGGTGGCTCTAGAGGCTGCCACATTAGTACACATACCTCTAAAGTTCTCATACCCTGCCACAGAAGGACTGTTTTGTAGCACAAAAGTACTACCGGGGGAGGGGACAACTTGTGCCAATATATGCGGAACCCCGTTGCATACAAAAAAGGGCTAAAATAGGAACTAAATGAGAATTATTCGCATTCGCATTAAAGCCCTTAAGTGTATGATTTATAAGGAATAAACA